GATGGACTGGCAGGCGGGGACCGAGTGGAGCTGGGAGTTCAGGGAATAGCCCTTTACAGGGAACTCGCCGTCCCGTGGGATATAATTCTCCCAAGGCAGGGCATAGACCCCCTGAAACAGCGCCTCAAAATCACGGGCCGGGAAGGAGCCGAGCTCCATCAGCACCCGCGCGCCGCAGCGGAGGTTGATGTTCAGTCGGGCAATGTCAGCCAAAGTTCCTTCACAGTGGACCCGGCCGTTTTCCGCCCGGACATTTTTTAAGTCCAGACGGCGCATCTCGTCCGCCACCAGACTTTCCAAACCAAACAGACAGGGAACCGTCAGTGTCATGGTCCATGTCTCCTTTCAACTTTCAAAACTATATTAGGGTCAGTATAACAGACTGTCCGCTGATCCGCAACCGGAAACCGTGCTCCCACCGCAAATTGGAAGTGGTTTTTCGCCAAAAACTGTGCTATACTGCAAGCAGAAATGGATTTTGCAAAAAAGGAGGGTTCTTTGATGATGAACTGGATCTGGCTGGGGGCTGTGGTGGCCTTCGGCGTTTTGGAGGCCGCTACTGCGGCATTGGTATCCATTTGGTTTGTAGGCGGTGCGGCGGTGGCTCTGCTGGCGTCCTTTTTAGGTGCGGCGCTGTGGCTTCAGATTGCCCTGTTTCTGGCGGTCTCCGTGGGTATTCTGGCGGCGGTCCGGCCCCTGATGAAGCGAGCCAACGCAAAAACCGTCCCTACGAATCTGGACCGGGTCATCGGCTGTACTGCCCGGGTAACAGAGGAGATCGACAACGAGGCCGGCACCGGGGCCGTGTATGTAGAGGGCAAGACCTGGACCGCCCGCAGCAGCGACGGCACGGTGCTGCCCATCGGGACCCGCGTGATCGCGGAGCGAATGGAGGGCGTCAAGCTCTATGTGAAGCCGGAGCCGATAAGCTCCACGCGGCAGAGCTGACCGCTTAACTGAATAAACCCCCCTGCGAGGAAGCGGCTATGCCGTTTCCCGCAGGGGGTTTTTATCTTCTATCTTCGGATGGATGCCCCATCGCGCACTCGGAAGATTTTTGTTTTGATCCGCCCCAGTACAAGAGGTTCCATTCAATTTCGATTTGACAGAGTCCCTGTAAGCACCCGGCCAAAGCAGATCAGCGTCCCGGTCTCCGCTGCAGGCAAGGTCACATCCCCATCCGCACGGCGGCGATTCAGGGAAAACAAATATACCGTACCGGAATCGTCCCGGTCATACTGCCGGCAAAGGACCTTGCCGTTCACGCTGAAAATACCCACATCTCCCTCTCGCAGAGGCGTGCGGCTCACATACGCCACCGCGCCGTCCTCCAGATAGGGGGCCATAGCGTCCCCGCTGATGCGGACGGCAAATTCCGCCGTCTGCGGCACTTGCTCTGTGACGGAGATCTCATCAAAATCCTCTCCCGGTACTGCGGAAACACAGCCTACCGCCGCCAGCGTGTGGTACAGGGGGATGATCCTGCCCTCGGGCCGCTCCGCCGGGAGCGGGGACGTCTCCTGTCGGCAGGCCCACAGCGCTTCGGTCACAGACTGCACCGTTTCACGTCCCAATGGAGAAAGCTCCCTGAATTTCCGCAGCAAAGTCTGTTCTTCTGAACTCAGCGCCTGTCCGCCTCCCCGAAAGCTGTCCCGAAACAGTTGATTGGGATCTGTCTCCAAACTGTCAAACAGCCGCAGCATCACATCTTCCTTTGGAAAGCTCAGACCGTTTTCATAGTTGCTCACTGCCGAGGGGGACACTCCCAGCCGCCCCGCCAGTTCCCCACGGGACAGCTTCAGCTCCCCACGCCGGAATTTAATTCGTTCGCCAAAACTCATGGAAAAAAACTCCTTTCGTTCTGTTCCTCGACAACTCTCGACACAGGTGTCTTAATCATAACGAAAAAAAGTGTTGCTGTCAATCCATTTTAACAAGTTTCTTGTAAAATTATTCTTGACTTAGCAAAATTCTTGTGATAATGTTACCTCGTTGACAGGGAACTTGTCCTGGCGATAAGCAAAAGCCACATGGGAAGGAGGGCAGCAAGCAGACGGGCCGCAGGCTGTTCCATGCAAGTCATCCGGTTCCGCTTTCTCCGGTCCACCCGCTGAAACCGTGCGGCGAATACTGCGGGCAGAAAAAAATCGAGCGCAGACAAAGTCTGCGTTCGATTGGTGGAGCAGAGCAGAGCTTAAACGAACACTCAGCCTCGTTATTCTCTACTGCGTTAACTGCGGATTCTATTGGGATCTGGATTGTATTTTTATTGCCGGAGAAGCTGAACACCAGCCGCAGATCATCGTCATAAGCATACACCGCGACCAGGAATGTGTCAAATAGGCGCGCTTGGTACTTCTTATCGTGAACATCGCCATCTCGGAACATCTCCAAGCCGGATATAATGTCATCGCGGCTGACAGTCACGATGTCTGCCCGAGCCGCTGCGATATTAGCTTTGATGGTAGCGCGCTCAGACTCCAGCTCGACCAGCCTGCTTTTCGTGGTTTCGGTGATGATGCCCTGCTCGATGGCGGACATGATGTTTTTTATGCCATGCTCCGTGCCGGCGAGTTGGTCTTCCAAAATGCCGACCTTGCTCTCGGCTTCCTTGCGCTCATTGTAGGCGACCGTGCTGTCGGCGATCCACTCGATAACATCGTCCTTCAGAGCATAGTCCTTGATAGCCTGGGCGACCTGCAGCTCAATTTCATCTCGGCGCACATTCTTTTTATCGCAGGTCTTTTCCGTTCGACGCTTCTGGCAGACGTAGTAGTAATGCAGGTTGCCGGAGCGTCCGGTGCCGGAGACGCCAGTCATGGGGCTTTTACAATGCCCGCAGAACAGCTTGCCGGTAAGCAGATAGTCACCATTGACGCGGTGACGCCCTTGCGGATTCTTCTTCGTGGTGATCACCTCCTGGACCTTGAAGTAAAGCTCGTCACTGATAATCCTCGGGATGCCGCCCTCTTTGCGGACATCGCCGTAGATATAGATGCCGCGATACCGTTCGTTGGAAAGGATCTTCTGAAAGCTCGACCGCCCCCACGGGCGACCGTACGAGGTCTTGATTCCACGGGCATTCAGGCTGGCCATGATATCAACGAAAGCCTCACCGCAGGAAACGCGAGTGAATATCTCCCGGATAACCGCAGCCTTCGGCTCGTCGATGGCATAGTGCAGCGTTTCGTCCGCTTTATAGCCGTAGGGCAGATGGCCGTTCGCCACCATGCAATTCGCGGCGTTGTCATATAGGCCGCGCTTGATGTCCTCGGCCATGTTCTCGGAATAGAACTGGTTGACATTCATCATCGAGCGGGCGGCGAAGCGTCCAGCCGCAGTATCGTCGAAATCCTCCTCCACATAGAGAACACGAACGCCAAGATCCTGAAGCCGAGCTTCGTTGATCAGAGCCTCCAGCATATTGCGCCCCATGCGGTTAGACTTCCACGCGATTACATAGCGGAACTTCCCTTTTGCAGCGTCAGTCATCATGCGCTGGAAGTCACGGCGCTTGTCGGTGCGGCCAGAAACGGCGCGGTCGGCATAGGTGTCAATGATCCTGATGCCATACTCCGCCGCCAGCTCGTAGCCCTTTTCAAACTGCTGCTCTACGGAAATGTCCTTCTGGTTGTGGCTGCTGTACCGGCCATAGAGAACGCCCGGCTCTTCGATTTCCAGCTTCTTGCCCCGCTTCGGTTTCGCCGGGTGCTTTGCGGGTTTTCTCGGCAACAGCGCCACCCCCTTCTAACGATAGATTTGCAGTAGTAGATATTCAGAATCAGAAACAGATTACAGATACAGTCTCAGATACAGATACAGGTACAGAGACAGTGCGCGCACGATCGCGCGCACACGCACGCGCGCACGCGATGTATCGCTACCCTATAGATACGGTATAGATACCATATCCATAGGGTATCAGAGGCCGAGGAGTTGGCGCTTCTTTGCGTCAAACTCTTCTGAAGTCAAAATGCCATCGTCAAGCAGTTCTTTCAATCCGCGGATTTCCTCGACGACAGAAACAACTTTTCCTTCGGGTGCAACCTTCTCAACATCGTAGCTTGAAATATAGTCTCGGATCTGGATAGCTATAGCCAAATCCGCTTTTGAGAAAAAGAAAACTTTCTCAGCGCCGATTGCTGCACTAACCCCAAGGCCAAGCCCCACACCTGCACTTGCGGCTTGAGCAGTATGAAAAGTAATTTTCCCCATGCCGAGGCCACGAGGCTCTTTCAAAGCGAAAGACTGAATTTTCGCAATAGGGAAAAACTCTTCCGTTCTTTTAGCCTCAACAACAAGATTTGGTCCTCTGGTATGCAGAGTAAAACCGTTTGAACATCGCAGTGTTACTTCGGGGATATTCATGCGTGTGCCTCCTTTTCTCAAACTCCCGCTCCTACACCATATCACGATGCGAAGTCAGTCGAAAGTGATAATATATCTTTTCAAAGCGAAACTGCATAAATTTTGATAGAATAACGATGCCGTAGATGGCAATTTTGCAAAGAAAGGAGTCCGGGCATGGGACACGATCATCAATCGGAAGCAGCAGCGAGGAGTATATTGAAAACGCTGCTCGCGGCCGAGCTGTTTTCAAAGCTTTCCGAAAGCCAGCAGGATATGATAATCAGCCAGCTAAAAGCCCTTTTATCACGTTGATGATGATATCTTGCTTTTCCGGGGTCAGCAGCTCGAATAGCTCAATATACTCTTTTGTGCGCCCATCGCTCGTTTCAGCGGTGGGCGTTACGCTTCTTTCCATGCTGACATCATACCCCATAAGCCAGGCTTCGGAAACGCCGAGTGCGAGGCCGAGGATTGTAAGCTTGTCCTGCCCGGGAAGGGTCTTCCCTGAGACATACTGGCTCAAATCGTTCTTGTTGAGCTTTACGTCAAACCGTTTGCAATAAGGCTCTGCAGCGTGAAGAATATCGACCTGGCGCATCTTCTTGATGTCCATGATTTGCTTCAAACGCTGAGAAGTGCTGTACTCTTTCATCGGTCTATCCTCCCCTTGCAGATGACATCATTATAAAGGGCTTTGAACAAAAGTTCAATAGCGAAAAGAAAAAAAGTTCAACTTTTTTGAAAAAATGTGTTGCAAATCATCAAGGCGTATGGTATTCTAACGACAGGTTCAAGGAAATTGAACTTTTGAACAAGCTGAAAGGAGGATAAAAATGGCGTACGATTACAGCAAGCTCTTGGGTCGCATCACCGAAAAGTTTGGAACGCAGGCTCGCTTTTCCGGCGCGATGGGAATGTCTGAGCGCAGCCTTTCTCTGAAGCTCAACAGCAAAGTACCGTTTAAGCAGCCGGAGATTTCCAAGGCCTGTTCTCTGCTGGAGATTGGCGATTCCGACATTCCTGCTTATTTTTTTACCATTGAAGTTCAATAGCTTTGAACTAATGGGAGAGAGGAGGTTCCGATGCAGGTCGCAAGGCTTACGCCAACCGAGGAAAGCGAGCTGGTGAACGAAGTACATATCAACACGGCGGAGATTCCTGATTTTGTACGGGACAACCTCGCCGCAGCGACGCTGGATCTGATCCACGGAATACTTCGGCAGCCAGGTGGACGCGAAGCGCTGGACGCAAAAACCGCAGCCAGACGCGCAGGCAGATCCGCAAAATGAAGGGAGTTGAAAGAATGGCATATTACCGGACTTGCCCGCTTTGCGGGAGCAATAATGACCCGGGTGAAGCCTGTGATTGCCGCGCAGAAACGAAAAAAGAGTCCGCCCCGGCGCAACGGGAACGGACTCAGGCAAATGGATACCCGTACACAGTTTACCAGCCGGGTCGAGCCGCGTCAAGAACAAAGGAGGTGCGACCGTGGCTGAAGAGCTGAGAGAGCTCCGTCTTTCCAAGCAGATACCGGCCAAGGATATGGTCGCGGTGGTACAAGCCATCTACCCCAAGTACGACAAGACCGTTCAAAGCAAGTGCGAGAACGGAGACGCCTACGGTGTGAGCCTGCGGCCGGACGCGATGGCGGCGCTCTACGCACACTTCGCGCCGGAGCTGGTAGAGAGCCGTAAGACGGCCAAAAAGGACGCGCACCGGCTGACCTGTCGTATCTCGGCAAGGCTTGAAACCGCCGACTACGAGGAGTTGCAACGGCTGATAGCGGCTGAGGGCTACGCCACCACACAGGACTGGCTAACCGCCACCGTCCGCCGCTACATCGCAGAGGCAGGTGAAACCGAATGAACTACGATCTGCCAGACCACCCCGTTATCCAAAACATGGAGCGCACCGGCTACCCGGACGGCAAGGAGCCGACCTTCCCGATTTGCCCCGTCTGTGGTGAAGAGTGCGAGGAAATTTTCAGAGACAAAGATTTGAATATCGTCGGCTGCGATATCTGCATCAAGCAGTCCGACGCATGGGAGGAGCCTGAGTGCTTCCCCGGAAAGGAGTATTGATGAAAGGACTGGTTATCACCACCGAAAACAAGATGCAGGTCAGGGAGTTCGACGAGCCTGCCTATGAGACCATCGGAAAGACTGTTGGCGGCTGGATCGAGGTTGTCCACCCGAAGCTGCTGCCCGCTCCGTACTGCATGATCGTCAACGAAGAGGGTCTGCTGCTCGGCCTGCCGCTCAATTTGTTCGGCTGCATTCTCTATGATACCGTGCGCCACGGAAATCCCATTGTCGGAGACATCGTGATTCTCAAAGAAGGCTTCACCACGCCTGGCGAGAGAGACTTTATCGGGCTGGACGAGGACGACGTCAAATTCCTCGGCGCAATGGCCGTCAGTCTGAGCGGCGGCGGCATCAAGTGGGAAAGCGAGGCGCGATAATGGCAAAGTTCTATTTTACCTACGGCACGGACGGCCAGCCGTTTTTCGGTGGCTGGACTGAGGTCGAAGCACCGGACGCTCACGCGGCCTGTGCCGCGTTCCGCGCCTATCACCCCGATAAGACCGAGGGCTTAGTGAATTGCTCCAGCATCTATGACGAGGAGAAGTTCAAGCTGACCGGAATGTACCGGGAAAGCAATTTCGGTTTCCGGTGCCACGAAATCATCACTCTGCGGCGCGAAGCCGCTACCAACTGAAAGGAGCTATCACCATGATTAGAAACCCGAACGACATCCAGGAGGGCGCAAAGAAAATCCGCATGCTGATCGCCGGTTATCCCGGCATCGGAAAATCCACTCTGGCACTGTCCGCCCCCAATCCCCTGCACATTGACGTCGATTTCGGCATCGACCGCATCGAGCCGCGCTACCGCAAGCCGTACATCCAGCCGCAGAGCTACGACGAGATCCTTGGCGACCTCACCCCCATCAATCTTCAGGACTTCGATACCCTCGTCTTTGATACCGGCGGCAAGCTCATTTCCCTCATGTCCCTGTGGGCTATCAAGAAAGACCCGAAGTATGGCCAGCGCGACGGCAGCCTCTCTCTCAAGGGCTATGGCTTCGTCGGTAAGGAGTTCGTCCGGCTGATGGACTACTGCTTCTATGAGCTGCAGAAGAACATCGTCATTGTGTTCCACGCCACCGAGGAAAAGGACGGCGACAACACCCGCCTCCGCATCAAGGTCGAGGGGCAGACAAAAAACAATGTCTGGGAGCCTATGGACTTGGGCGGCTTCGTGGAGATTTACGGCAATGACCGCACCATCGGCTTCTCCAACTGCGAGAGGTATTTCGCCAAGGGGACGCGCGGCATCTCCGGCATTCGCAAGATCCCCGCACTCGGCCCGACCAGCCCTAACGACTTCCTGACGAAGCTGTTCGCCGAGTACAACGCCAAGGCCACTGCCGAGGTCGAGCAGAACGCTGTTGATCAGGCGGCATACGAGGCCGCGATGGTTGAGGGCACGGCCATCATCGCCGGCATTGTCGATGCCGACACCGCCAACGCCGCCATGCCGAAATATCAGGCCATTAAGCACGCGCTGACCTCCAACAAGGAGCTGGGCGTCCTCTGGAACAAGAAGGTTAAGGAGTGCGGCCTGTTCTACGATAAGGTGCTGAAAAAGTACACGCCCGCGCCGGCAGCGCCCGGAGAGGAGAAGGGAGCTGAGTAAATGGGACGCTACCTGATGACCCATTCGCTGCTGTCGTCCTGGCTCTACACCATGAAAGGCAACCCCTATGAGGATATGACAACGGAGCGCGACCCGATGGCGGAGTTTATGCTGACGCTGCGCCGGGAGCCGACGCCTACCACCGAGGCCATGCAGAACGGCATCGACTTTGAAGATTTGGTGACGAGCATTATCAACGGCCGCGGCGATCCAAACAATCAGTGGTATGCCGCTGCCGAAAAGGTCGCTCGACGGTGCGCCGGGGGCATCCTCCAGTACAAGGCCAAGAAAGTTGTCGAAGTCGGCGGCGTGAGCCTGCTGCTGTACGGCCGTCTGGACTGCTTGAAAGCCGGGGAAATCATCGACGTCAAGTTCACCAAGAGCTATGACGCTGGAAAATATTTCGGCAGTACCCAGCACCCCACCTACTTTGAGTTGATCCCTGAAGCGCGGCAGTTTACCTACATCGCCAGCAACGGGCGCGATGTATGGCCGGAAACATACTTCCGTGAGGACGCTCCCAGCATCTTCCCTGTCATTTCCGACTTCTTCGACTGGCTCCGGGCGGTGGATCTGATGCAGGTCTATCAGGAGAAGTGGGCTGCATTATGAACGGCAGGCTGAAAGACTGGTCGTTCTCTCGCACCGGCGAAAGCGTCCTGACTATCACAACCCGCGAGAGCTGCAAGAAGCTGTGGGATGCGCTCGGCGATCAGGAGATCACATTCTCCATCAAAAGGCGCGTCATCCCCCGAAGCCTCAACGCGAACAACTACGCATGGTCGCTGATTGAGAAACTGGCCGTCGCGGTGAAGTCGGACAAGGACTCCGTTTACGAGGAAATGCTCCGGCGCTACGGCACTGGCGAGACATACACCGACGAGGCCGGAAACGAGTGCAAGGTGCTGTTCTCCCTGCGGGAGGGCGTCCCACCCGCGCTGGTGGCGCGGCACTACGCCGAAACCGGCGTCGGTTATGTCGAGGGGAAGAAGTTCATTCATTACCGGGCGATCAAAGGCACCAGCGAATATTCCACGAAAGAAATGAGTGTCTTTCTGGACGGCATCATTTCCGAGTGCCAGGAGGTCGGCATCGAAACCGACACTCCCGAGCAGATTGCCAGATACAAGGAGGAATGGCATCCGTGAGGAAAGTTTATTGTGACTACTGCGGTCGAGAGACTGAGTATGTCGACAGCAAGGTCATCTACGGCAAGAGCTACGGCAAAATCTATCTCTGCCGGAACTGCATGGCATACGTCGGTGTGCATAAGGGGACGGACAAGCCCCTCGGCCGCCTTGCCAACGCGGAACTGCGGAACTGGAAAAAGGCTGCACACGCCGTATTTGACCCTCTGTGGAAGTATGGCCGCTTTCGCGGCCATCGCAACGCGGCCTATGCGTGGCTTGCCCAGAAGATGGGCTTGCCCGTGGAGAAGACCCACATCGGAATGTTTGATGTCGGCCAGTGCCGCAAGGCCATCGAAATCATTGAGAAAGAAACGAAAGGAGATCGTTATGGAAGATACCAAAAAGACCCCCGCTGAGCTGGTCGCTGATCTGATGCTTGACCCCGGCTTTGTCCTCGTTCCGCAGGATCGCTACGAGGAGCTGATCCGCGCTGAAACTGAGCGCGATGTGCTGGAAGCGACCATCAAGGGTGAGAACAGCTACAATGTCGAAAGAGTTCTCGATGCCATTCAGCAGGCGCGCAGTGCGCTGTACCGCATGAAGATGTTGGTGCTGCGAAACGCTGACGAGCCGGAGGCTACGGCCGATGCTGAATAAGATCATCGTCATGGGTCGATTGACCCGCGACCCAGAATTGCGGCGTACGCAGTCCGGCCTTTCTGTTACCAGCTTCTCCGTTGCCTGCGACCGCGATTTCAAAAGCCAGTCCGGGGAAAAGGAAACGGATTTCATCGACATCGTTGCCTGGCGAACTACCGCTGAATTCGTCTGCAAATATTTCAGCAAGGGACGCATGGCGGTCGTCGAGGGGCGGCTGCAGATCCGCGACTGGCAGGACAACAACGGCAACAAGCGCCGATCCGCCGAGATTGTAGCCGACAATGTTTACTTTGGGGATTCCAAACGCGACGGTGACGGAGGCGGCTATCAGCAGGGCGGTTACGCGCCGCAGGGCGGATATCCTCAGCAGAGCCAGGGCTACGGTGCGCCGGGCGGCTCTTATGGCGGCACTGCTCCTGGTGGATATCCTGCCTCTGACTACGGTGACTTTAGTGAAGTCGGCGAGGATGATGGAGAGCTGCCATTCTGAAACGGTCGCCCGGGCAACCGGGCGACAGCCCACCGAAGGAGGTGAACACTATGGCGAGCTATCGGAATATCAGCATGGACTTTTGGACGGACAGCAAGGTCGTCGATGACTTTACGCCCGAGGATCGGTACATCTATCTCTACTGCATGACCAATCCGCACACCAATCTCTGCGGCTGTTACGAGGTCAGCATCAAGCAAATTGCCAACGAGACAGGGTACAACAACGATTCCGTGGAACGCCTGCTGAAACGCCTGGATAGCGCGCACAATGTCATTCGGTACAGCGCGCAGACCAAGGAGCTGCTGATCCTTAACTGGTGTCGATACAACTGGTCGACGTCCGAAAAGCTCAACAAGCCGCTGCTGGGCGAGATTCGCAAGGTCAAGAACGATCGTTTCCGCGAGTACCTGGCAGCGCGCTACAACGAGCGCTCTACCGTAACGGCGCAGTATAACGCTGCAGAAGATGGCCACCCCGAGGTCCCCCGCCATAAGCACGGCACGCATGGATGGGTGCGGCTCACCGAAGAGGAATACGCCCGGCTGATCGACGACCTCGGCGAAGAAGAGTTGACGCGCTGCATCGACTACATAGACGAGTCTGCTCAAATGCACGGCAACAAGAACAAGTGGCGCGACTGGAATCTTGTTATTCGGAAGTGCAGCCGTGAACGCTGGGGCATCCGTGGCGGCAACGGCAGCCGACCGAGCACCAGCGGGAGCGCTATGGACGACCTGCAGCAGCTCCACCAGATGTACGCCAGCGAGGAAAGCCTATGACGCACAAGGAAATGAGCGAGATATTCGCCGTGATGCTCCTTGCCTATCCGAATGCAGAGGTTTTCAAGGGCGGCATCGCAAAGCTCGGCCCTACCATCAATCTGTGGGTGACCTGCTTGCCGGAGATCGACTTCTGGACAGGGCAGCAGGCTGTTGTAAAGTTGGTGCGCGAGTGTAAATTCCCGCCGACTATCGCAGAATTCAAGGAAAAAGCCGAAAAGGTGCAGGCCGAGGTGAGGGCGCGGATTGACCAGGCGTGGAATTACCTCAAGCTCGATATGGACTTTGGGAAAACACCAGAGGAGGCTGTGGCAAGATTGTCGGAGGGAACGGATATCAGGCGCGTCATTGAGGCTATGGGTGGCCCCTCTCGGTTGATTGCAACAGGAGAGCGCACCTTTGGCGACGGCACCGTAAAGACATACGAGTATTACAACTACGACGGTTTCAAGTCCGCATATGAAACGATCATCCGGCAGACAAGCGCGCTCAACAGCGGACCGCGCAAAGCGGTCGGGCCGGGCATGAAGCAGATAGGAGGGAAAACATGAAACGAAGAAGAAAAAGGAGGGCTTCGCCGGCGCCACTTATCTGCCTGCTCGC